ACACCACCCGGGACGGGTCGCGCCGGCGGGTATCGTTATGGGGGTAATGAAGCCGGTGCCGTTAAAGCTACCTCCAAATACCTGCCCGCCAGTAGAGTTTGTCAAGTTGTTCAGGTTTGGTGCAACGTGAGCAATCAGCATGTTTGCAGTAGTAGACGAGTCGTACTCGTACTGGAACATCCAGGTGTTTGAAGCATCTACGGTCAAGGCCGCAGGGGTGCGGTCTGTGATGAGTGAGCTGTTCCGGGTCAAGTCAATTGTGAACCGGCTCAGCTTTGAAGAACTGCCTGAATGACAATACGCAAGGTTGCTGTTGGCGAAGCTGGAAAACCCTCGGCTTATTTCTGGCAAGAACTTGTTTATCTGCCTGAAACCGCCTATTTTGCGCGGAAGACCTCGCTGAAACCTGACCCACTGACCGTCAACGTAGAAGTCACCCTCATAGCGAGTTCCATCCCGCTTTATTCCTGGATTCGACTTTATGACTACGGTTTGAGCTGGCATGGTTAATACGTTCCGCCGTTAACAACCCCTGATGGGGCCGGGCCGAGTGTTGACCAAGCTGACGCAGTATCTGCGGCAGTAAACAGCGCCGAACCGACGGCCGTACCACCCAGGTTAATACGAGCCGCCGATGCGGTCGTCGCCCCTGTGCCGCCTTGTGCAACTGAAATGGGAGTAGACAAGGTTGAAGAGTCGGCGTCGATAACGTCAGTTCCGTCGCAGTAGAAAATTGACTTTGCACCGGAATCGATTGTGACCCCGGTGCCGAGTGCCGTTTTAACTGTGAAAACAAATGCCCCGGTGGTGGCGTTGTTTATCCAATACTGCTGAACAGTTGACGGTACTATGATTGTTCGGTCACCGGTGAGTAACCCGGTGAATTTGTAGACAATCCGGTTCAACTCAGCCCCGGTCAAGGTGTAGTTACCTGTACCAGCAACGGCAATCGACGTGTAGTCAAAAGCGAAAGTGGCGGACTGCCCGAAGCCTATCGTGTAATAGTTGGTTCCATCAGTGGTGATAATTGCTGACTCACCTGGTTGGAAACTGAGAGTCGCGAGGTCGTCTATCGTTGCTGCACCCGGCGGGTCCACAACTATAGCCCCGGTTCCTCCGTTACGCAGGTGCATAAACCAGTCATTTTCAAGGGTCACGGCTCCTAAGGTTAATGTGCCGGCCGCGCCGGTCCACAAGTACACCTTAGACCTGTCGCTCGCTCCAGCCGTGTAGTCCGAGTTGAACTGAAGTACTTCTACGGCCTGCTCCAGTGTTGATCCTGAAGCGACTAGACCGTTACCCGCAAGGGATGACGCGTCAGCGGTTGAAGTCCCGGCACCGTATTGAAAAGCCCTCCACGCGCCTGCTGCGGTTGTGTTGCTCGTCAGATATATCTGCCATGCTTCACCTGGGGCAACACTGACAATCTGTGTTCCGCCGTTGTCTTTGACAACGAATGCAGAAGCGCCCGTGCCGTTAAACAGCACCGTTTCACCGGAAGAAGCCCCTTGCGCGTCAGGCATCGTGATAGCGTAAGCGCCTGAGGCCGACACGTCCATGATGCGAGTCACCAAATTGGTGCTCGAAGAGGTCTCTTCAGGCCAATTGAACTGCGTGTCGGCCGTCAACGCGACCGCACTGTAGCTTATGTCTGACGGGTATATGTTCGCCCCGCCGAAGGCATCGGTGTAAGTTGTCATACTTCGGTTCTCTGTGCTGAACGATCAAGAATCTTCTTCAAATCTTCACCGTTGATCGCCTGGGCTGAACGGTCGTATGCTGCCTGCCAGGTGGGTATACGCTCATCATTCTTGAGGAACGGGGTGGCTTCAAGCAGCGCCCCGTAAAGCAGCAGGTTGGGCGCGTACTCGGTGAGCCAGTTTGTCTGATTGGCGTCGTCAAGCAACGCGGGTTGCTCGTAGTACATCACCTGCAGGGTTTCAACCGCTGAAGGCGTTGGCGCTATGAGCCAGTGCTGGTAATCGTAGTCGGCGTAGAATTCAGGCACGCCCGTGACAGCTTCATCGGGCCAGTAATTGCGCAGGTATTCATATGCTCTGCCGAAGATAGGTGTTCCGCCCACAGTCATCGAGATTGTGTCGCGCCAGCGGTCAGGCTTTTGCAATACAGCAACGCCGACCTGCAAGTTGGTGTTTACCGCGCGAATAAAGCCTTGAATTTTGAGCTCATGGGCAATACGCCGCTCCGCCATGTTGATGAGCCGGGGCAACTGACGGTACAACAGCGGGTCGGTCTCAGACGTGAAACCGCGCTCCAGGTAACTGCGTAGATCTTCTAGCAGTGAAGAAAAAGTCATCGTGTACGCCAAGCGCCAACTCCTTTGAAAAGTCTAGCGGCGCGCTGGCGACACAGCTTGCCCGGGGATGCCTGAATTATAGCGTGAAAAAGTTACAGCCTGCTTACTTCGCCACACCCTTGACCTTTTCCCAAGACCTGCCAACCGAGTAACCCAACATGACCGTGCCAAACAGGGTCAGTATTGGGTCTGGTATGGCAGTCAGCCAACCCTTGAAGCCGACTGTGAACGCCGCAGCAGCTTCAGGGTTGAAGATACTCAGTACACCCATTGGTATCGACCAGAGAATCAATAAGTAGACAACGTAGAGAAAACTGGGTCTAGCCCTGCTTGTCCAAGGGTCGGCGCTCTGTGCTTCAGCCAATATTGCGGATAGCTGCACTTTGACCTGCTCCAACTCGCCTGACTGCTGCAGGCGAAGTAGCTCCAACTGCGCCTTGGCTTTATCTTCGGGATTGGGAAACAGCTTGTCTATCAGCTTGCCGCCGATATTGAATATCCCGCCAATGGTCAGTGGGTCCATCTTAGTTCTCCACAATGCCTGCGTGAGTACCGCGCTTGTTGATTGTGATTATCCTGTTGATAACCTTGTCCGGTATGCGCGTGGATACATGTACCCATGATCCAAACTCATAAATCAACTGACCTATGCCCAGCGCAGACACAACCGGAGCAAGAGCAAGCGCAACAGCATGAGCACTGCCAAAACCCGGCGACTTGAAATCTACAGCCAGCGCCAGGGTGTGGTCGGACGTATCGCTGGAGCCGATTGCCCGGTTAAGCAACTGACTGCGGTAGCCGCTGGTAATCAGGATTGGCGCAGGCTTACCAGAAATGCTGGATAGGTGCGCCCTGATACGCTCCATCATCTCCGCTGTGTTCTTGGCATTGGCTGTCAGCGTCAAAGGCAAGTCGTTATTGATACCCTTGCGCTTGGCAGTGTCAGACTCGATGAACTCCGAGAGCGTGAAGTGCGTAGAAAGGTTCACGGAAACCCCCGAGCGTCTGATGTTGTGCGGTCTGTGTCAGACTCGATCAACTCATCCAATTCCTTCTGCATGTGCGGTGGTACTGCGATACCGTGGTCGCGTACCAAGCTGCTGAACTGGCGCAGCAGCATTTCCATACGAGTGATGGTGCGTTGCTGGTGGTGGAGCTTACGGTCAAATATTGCAAGCTGTGCCCTGAACTCAGCGGCCTCGATTTTGGCTGCGTCTATATGCGCCTTGATGGATAACATCTGAGCAATCTGCGTGTCATCTGTTGCGACAGATACATTCTTTTTGGATTGATTTATAGCGTATCTTTGATACCCGAATGCAAGAGCGCCAAGCCCTGTTCCAAGGGCCAGAATCGCTTTGATGAGATCGTCGGTGTTCACTTGTTAGCTCCAAAAATAACAGCAAGAATTGCCACAATTGAGACCACGAGTATTATCGCCTTGTAGTCTTTCTTTGCAGGTTCTGAAACAACAATAGGCTCAACCACAACAGGCTTAACGTACTCCGTCGCCTTCACATCCATGACCACCCACGCATCCATCATGTCCGCATGGATTTGTCCACGGTCAATCTTGAAGTAACCGCCATCACCCCAATGAGTTCCCCATGAGTTCGCAACGATGTAACTCGCGTCGTAATCGTCGTAGCCCACGACCACCATTGCATGAGCGCCGGTAACGGGTGTGGTCGGGTAGTCTTTAAGCTGGGCAAGGTGTGTGTTCAGCGACCCGTTCAGACCCTTCAAACCCTCACGAATCTTTGCGCCAATCAGCACCGGATACCCGTCAAACACTGCTTGCCGAATGTCAGCACACCGTGCATAAGTCCCGACTCGCAGGCACTTGGCTTCGTCGTAGACCTCTTGCGCGGGTGGTGTGTTCA